GCTGGTGAACGATCTCCTCCGCCAACGGCCGGTAGCCGGAGCGCTTCTTGTTGGTGTCGGAGCGCTGGAAGTGCGGGAACATCGCGAGCACAGCCTGGACCTGCTTGGGGCTGATCTCCATGTCCTCGCCATCCTCGTCAAGCAGGTTGGTGCGCCGGTTGATCTCCTTGGCGAAGAGCACGTGCTGCTCGCTGGGCTCCTTCTCGTCCAAGTAGGTCCAGTCGCGCTCCTCGAAGGTCTGCTCCGACTTCGGCTTGTCCGATGCAGGAGCAGTCGCCTTCTTGGCCGGAGCCTTCTTAGCAACAGCTTTCTTCGCCGGAGCCCGCTTGGCCGTCGCCTTCTTCGCCGGACCAACCTTCAGTTCGCCGGTGGTGAGGTTGAGCGAGCCATCTGCGGCCGCAACCTTCTTGCGAGGAGTCGCCTTCTTCGGAGCCTGCGCCACAACTGCTGCCAGTACGGATGCACCGGTGACGGGCGAAGCGGTCTTGCGGGTACGACGGGTGGTGGTGTTCGACATGATCGTGCCTTCCTGTTTTCGACGGTCATCGTCAGGACGGGCGCTGTACCCGTCGATGGGGCCGTTGGCCCCATTTCGACCTAGCTGTCGGGGTGCTCGAACCTACGTCCGGCTTCGATGGTCCAGGAGCGAACCACATCGACGTAGCTGAGGGAGAAGAAGTCGACAGCCTGCCAGACTGCCTCCTCCTGCGCCTCCTTCTTCACCTTGAAGTCATCGTCGGTGTCGCAGGCCTGAATACCGGCGATCCAAGCGTCAAACCATTCTGTCTCGAAGTTCTGCATGATCCCTATTCCCCTTACCAGGTCTCGCAAGAGCCGTGGTCCTTGTTGTGATCGATGCAGCATCCCGGCGTACCGGCCTGACATGCATCCTCTTCATCCCTGCTTGTTGCAACGATGCGGTTGACGATCAGCCGCACCTCATGTCCACCTTGCTCGTTGACTCGTCCGGAGCCGATCGCAACCGAGTTGATGCGACGGGCCAGAGCACTACGGCTGGGCTTGCGGATCTTCTTCATGATCTCTCCGTTTGGTCGGTGCCAATTTGTAGCCTTGGGCCCCATTTAGAACCCAATCGTGGCCCTGCCCGACTTGAACGGGCTGAGGACCGGCAGTTACCGCTGCCTCCCTGAGGGCCTGGAGGAACCAACTCCGCTGCGGTTCCTCCGGTACTGACTATGTGGTATTGTCCGGCGAACTTCTGGGGACATGGTACGTCCGGCGCTGTTCATTCGCTTTTGTGGCTTCTTCAGCCATGCCGCCTACGCCTAGCCTCGCCATCCCTCAGGAGCAGCTAGGTGTCGTACTCTGACGACCCTGCAATTGGTTCGTTTGCGGTTCCGTTCATTGACCGGAGAGCGGTGGTCCTTTGAGCCGTAGTTGGCTCCTCCCGTAGGAAGCGAAGTGGAGCGATTGTGGGTGGCTGGACAAGTCCGCACCTACGCTCCGGCTTCGCCTCCCCTATAGGGCAGGCTTCGCCCTCCGGTTGCCCGGAGATCCCGGCTGCTTCGTATGGTTGGCCCTGGATCCACCCGGCTACCGCGAGCCTCTTGTCAGGCTCCGTACCTCCGAACGGGACCGGCTTGCCGCCAGTGGCGGTAGTACCGGGCCAGCAACCTCCCGCGATCGCAGCGAGGCGGCCACACAGCGGTGGCCGTGGCAGTGACTCTTCCCTACGCGCGTAGGGAGCGCAAAGCTGAGATTGGCATCCCCACCGGATCGTAATCAAATCGTAACCTTCAACTACGGAGCGTTATGCATCTATGTGTGACCCACTCCGAGTCGGTTACTGCAAGTAACGATGGCACGTCCGATATTCATGCATTTTGGACCACTGGCGTCCGATATGCGGATACACCGTAATGCATCAGGAGTGGCGTACGGTCCACCGCTCCTTCGCTTCCTTGCGGACTGCATCCACGTCCGGCTTGACAGGGCTGCGGATCAGGGCGAGAGCGGTTGCAAGCCCTAATGCCACTCCCTGTGTCTTTATCTTGTCATCCTCGTCCAACTCCATGCCAAGGAGTCCGTCCATGGCCTCATCAATGCCATCCCAAAGCCTTGCAGAGATGGATCTTCCAGCATCCGGGTGCATGCCGCGTAGCAGAGCCATCGCGGTCGCCTCGCCGTCATGGCGCGTGAAGTAGTGGACCAACATCTTGCCGTCGCGTTCGATGTCCAGCCGGATCTCAGCCCAGCGAGGGATGCCACCGGCGACGTGGTCAGCATCAGTCAATGCCACACAATCGATGGCATCGATGGTTCCGAGTTGCACCAGCATCTGTAGATCGTCCATCACGTCTCCTTGAAGTGTCCACGAAGTAACGGGCGAACGCTTTGTGGCGTAACACCCATGAATGCAGCAAGAACGCGCTCATACGCTTCTCGCCTCCCGAGTAGCTCACGCCGCCGTGGCTCGCGCCGGACGTGCTCTGTGAGCTCATCGTCTGCCTTCTTCCACTGCAAAAGCACCTCGTACAAGGCATTTGCGGCGGACTGCGGGTCAAGCGTGAGCCTGATACGGTCGATGACATTCGGCATCGATGCAACCTTTCTGCCACAGCGGGCTGGAAGATCGCAATACTACCGGACGCACTGCGGCACCCAGCGTCAGGAAGGAAACCGCTGGGTGCCGCGAGTACTTCGAGGGTACTAGTTCGCCGGAGGAAGCGCCGACACCTGGGCAGCCTGGCCCTCGGTGAGGTCCGTATCCGCAGCGAGCGCTGGGCCGACGACATCATCACCAGGCTGTGGAACTGCTGCACCCGGAGGCAACGCGCTCTCCTTGCCGCCGGTCACCGTGGTCTGGACTCGCACCAGGGTTGAAGGCACCGATGCACCGAAAGACGCACCGCTGTTGGGGTTTGCGGTCACGGCCACGAGGTTCTTCAGCATCTGGAGTAGTGCCGCACCTCCCAGAATGGTGAGCCACGTCTGCCAGTCGGAGAAGTCCACGTTGATGTTCACACCGGGCGTGACGCTGCCGAGAGCGTCTCCGGTCAGGAACAACAACAGTGCCTGCGCAACGGCAGACACGGTGCGCTCCACCGCATCCTTCCAGAATGCCTTACTCCACAGGCCTTTCACGTCAGCCTGCCGCAGGAGGTGCGGTGTTGTCGGCGATCTCGATGAGCTTCGAGCCTGCCAACTTCATGAAGGCTTCATCCTCCTGGCGGTTCTTGCCACCAGTCCCGTTGACTGCAGGGTTCATGTACCTGGCCATGTATCGGCCAACGCCACGGTCCACTCCCTTGGCAACCGCCTCGATGAACTCCTCTTCAGTGTCGAACAATGCCATGATGGCCTCCCAGTCATCCAGTGCAGGTGGTTTGGTCGGGGTGGTGGGTACATTGGGGGTGGTGACGGCGTCGAACTTGCCAGCTTTGATCTGTGCAATTGCCCGCTTTCCTGGGCAATCGGTGGAGGGGTCATCGGCGGTGCCACCAGGCCGGATTGCACCGTGCCAGGTCGGGCGGCTTGGAATCCTGGAGAAACGCACGCGGTAGTCGCCCATGACCTCACGAGCGGCCTTCGCCATCGCGGCTGTCGGCTCCTCGTTGTTGCCGAGAATCAAGAGGACAGCGCCGTACTCCAGGTTGACCTGCGTGCCACCGTTGGCAGCCGACCTCACGTTGATGCCACGCAGGGTGTACTTCCGACCAACCTGGTCGATGCCGAGGCAGTACGCGATGTCAGACCATCCGCGCGTACGCATGTGGTACGTCTGCCAGCCGCGCAACGCGGAGCAGACGCGCCGGAGACCGTCAGCGCCGGACGCATCGATGGGGCTCGCCATGCCAGGGTAGTGGAATGCGGTGTTCTTCACCTGGGATGGCACCAGCTGATGCGAGCCGTTAGGGGCCACCAGCCCGATTTGTGCTCGGGTGACGTACGTCATCAGCCTTCGCCACCGGCAAAGGGATCGTCGTCATATTCGATGTCAGCACCGCCGATGCCGGCATCCTGGTCCTGGTTCTCCTCCTCCGGCCCTCCGAGTGGCAACTGGGTGCCGTCCGGAATGTTGTCGTCGGTAGGTTCCGGTACTGCTTCACTCATGTTTCGCTCCACTTCTTGTTTCGGTTGCCCTATTGTCGCCTAAGGAATCCCCTCAACAATCTCGCGCATCCAGGTTGGGCAATGGAACTGCATTCCTGGCCTCTTCGGTGCGATGCATCGCATCACGGAAGTTCTGCGCGGCCTTGAGCCGCGTCTCGGTGGTCGCCTTGGGGTCAAGCAATGCATCCCACATCTTGAGAGTCTCGGCACGATCCTGCTCCGCGTAGCTGTTGCGGATCGTCAGGACCTTGGCCATGTCGGAGTTGAACGCAGCCTGGCAGGCGCTTCGATCAGCTTCCCTCTCGATGATGGCGCGGTCTTGTTTGGTGGAATACCAAGCATTCACAGCAATTGCAATCGCGAGCAACATCATGAAGATGCCGAGGATGCGACGCGGCTTATCCGATGTCTGGTGTGTCGTGCCATTGGAACCTTGTCCGCCCACTCCGCCAACTCCTCCAGTACCACCTTGGCCACCATTGGGCCCTAGTCCACCTCGACCACCTCTGCCGCCGACACCGCCAGAGCCACCCCCACCATTCCCTCCGCTATGGTGCACAAGAACCTCCCTGATTTCATCCACTTCCTTCAGAGCATGGCAGATGTACCAGCCGAAGGCCAGCCCGAAGACCGACCAAGCAAGTGCCTGGACCAATTCTGGAACCATGGCTATTTGTCTCCATCCTTATCTCCAGAATCTTTGTCTCTTTTCAAGGCCAAGGAGCCTCCGACGATAAACGTGAATGCGGCGTGAATCAGGGGATCTGGCTTGTAATTGAGTTGTGGGATAAACACGGCAACAAAATTAATGACCCACACTGCCGTAACGGTCGCTGTGATCCAGTTAGCCAGCTTCGGATTGATCATCTACTGGTGCCATCCTTTGGCTACGTTCACGCTCTGCATACTCCCGCAGCCTTTCCGTCAAGACCTCATTGGTCGCCTGCAATTGGGCGATCTCCGACGCCATCAGACCTATCTTGCCGGCCAACTTGTCAATCACTCTTGTTGCCGAGACTTCGATTTGCATTTGTAGGCTCCGCTCAAACGAATTTGACGGTCAATCCTACGGTCTCAGAGTCCTGGACTCGTGGCTCTTGTTTGAGCGCCGGATTGTCACGGATGATCTCATCTGCAAGCAACTCCTCACCACGGCGCTCGAAGCCCAAACGAACCTCCTTCAGCCCACTCTGCAAGCGTTGTGAGGATTCAAAGGCAGTAGTGGCAGGCTGGGCCGGAGCGGCCATGCGGTCATCGAACTCGGTACGGAGCCTGCGCCGGAGCTTCAAAGCCTCCTCGCGTGGCAGGGCACATGCCTCCTGTGCCTCCTTCTTCGGGCCGGTCACCTTGCCTCGGTGCTTGCGCACGAGACCCAAGACCTTCTCCCGAGATCCCAAGTAATCTGGGTCATCGAACAGGAATTCCGGCATCTCATCAGGTGCGTGGTACGACTCAACCATCAGCACATCAATTGGATCGATGTCATCCGGTAGCTGCCAAGCTTCGGCGCGTTGCTCCAAGATACCTGTAGGAACAACATGACACCACAACAAGTCCGGATCTTCGGGGTACATTCCCTTCATGTAGATGACGACACCGCCGGAGCCCACCTGAAAACTTACGATCTCCATCAGTTGAGGTCATCCCCTCTCCAGTTCACTACCAAGATTCTTGTTTGCAACGTGGCATGCGGGGTCCAAGTCGCCTGAAACTGACTGTTCGACATGGAGTTGCAATGCCAACGGATCGGGCCAGTTGCCTCGTTGATCCCTCGGTGGATCGTGAAGACAGGGAACACTCGACCGGTAGATCCTGCATACGGCTGGGAAACTGTGGCCCCAGCCGTACCTCCGGCGAACTGCCACACGCCGCCGTGGCAGTAGTAGCGATCATTAAAGCCGGTACCAGGCATCTTGCCAACATGCCAGAGATAGCCATCGCCGGTCTCGCCCATGATCGCAGTCCCCAACGAGGTAAGGGTGTTCTGCTGAAACTCGCCAACGTACCACTGGGTGTCGGTGAGGATGAGCTTCATGGCCTTCGCCGGGCTGCCAGAGTCCGGCGCATTCACGCCGATGAACGGTGTTGCGCCTCCTCCGCCATCCACAGCGTTGATGTAGGCGTACTGCTCGCTGGCCGTGGGCTTGAAGCGGATCTCGGGCAGATACGTTCCACCAGGGTTGATCTCCAGACGCTTGCCGCCGAAGCCTGACAGCAATTGCCCACGAATAGTGACATCTCCAGTCGAAGCCTCGATGTCAACTGTCTGATTCTCGCTGGCGTCAAAGGCTTCGAATCCCTCAGGAGTGATGGTGACGCGAGGACCGGCAATTGCGGTCGTGCCGACTGCGGAACGGACCTCCCAGTCATCCACCGCGATGTCGCCGGTGTTGAGATCATCAGCCCGGATGAAGAAGCGGATGCGAACCCACTTGAGGTTGTTCACCCGGAGGTTGTATCCACGCTTTGTCCATGTACCAGTGGGGGTGTAGGAGGTTCCACCACCGATGATCTCGCCGTTGTCTAGGGTGGCTTCCCAGCCAAGGTACATCGTGGCTCCGGCTGACGGAGCGAACTGCCCATTGCGGAGGTAGATGGCAGCGTAGTACGTCTCACCAAACTGGGTCTGAATCCAATCGGTCATGTACATTCGGCCACCGTTGAAGCCGGCAGCAGTTGACAACGCCTGGAGGTAGTACCCGTTGCGGTCGATGAAGCCTGTGGCAAAGAACCACTTGGTTGGTACTTCGGCCCACTGCGTCGTCAGCCGAGCATCCCTCCATTCCTGGAGGTTGAAGCTCGGGTCCACAACCAGGTTCATCGTCGGACCGAGGGACAAGCGCGCGGTGTCGATCGCTCCGGCGTTGATATGCTGTGCGCCGATTGCCCCAGCCGCGATGAGGTTTGCGGTGACAGAGTTCTCCTCGATGTCATCACCAACGATGCCTTCAACGAAGGTGCTCGCAATGATGCTCTCTGGACCTCGATTGCCGTTGGTATCCACCGGGATGAACTTGGCATAGATCTGCTCGCCCAGTTCGTACATGGTGACGACAACGACCAGATCCCCAGCGGAGGTGAGAGTTCCCACCAGGTTGTTCTCGGGGACATCAGCGATATTTGACAACCAGACTTCGGCATGCTTGAAGTCCGGCGGCAGTGGCACCCCTCCGAACGCCACACCATCCCAAGTGATAGTGGCAGTCCTGAGCATTGATGCCATCGTTGGCGTGGACAGCTGCGGCGGAGGTGTGGTGTCCGTTCCAGTACTACCTTGTACCGTGTCAGAGCGAGCCGACTGGTTGCCAGCATTGTCCACTACGTACACGTATGCTGTGATATCCCGATTGATGTCAACCGGCGAGATCGCGACTTGGTTGCCTGTGGCTACAACCGTCTGGGCATGGGCATCATCCCAGTCGGAGTACTTCCACACGAAGCGATACTCCGCGATGTCGTTTGCAAACGATCCATCGGTGTTGCCGGTGACGAAGTTCCAGCCGGCAAGCATGACGGCCTTGGTGAAGCCGGAGTCGTCGGTGTACTGCTCGAAGCTCAACAGCAGGCCGGTCGGAGCGTTGGGGATGCCGGTGTCCGGTACGTCATCTGGGGCCGGTGCCGAACTCCCAACAATAGTGGCACCTCCGATGATGCCTGCAACCTTCTTCGCCAGCCGGAGTTCGGACTCCAGGAATCGGTCATTGAGCACCAGGGCTCCAGACCATCCCTTGCCGTCTTGCTTGAAGGTGATTTGCTTGACCCGAAGCGCCATCAACGCACCTTGGCCATGCTCGACATTGATCCAGTCGTGGATCTGGTAATCGCGCAACGGGAGGAACAACTTGTCCTGGTGGATCACCATGTTGTAGGTACGCTGGATGCGCTCACCCTCGCCGTTGGATAGCTCGACATCACCAAAAATACTGAGGGTTCCAACGTCCTGCGTACCACCCTGTGAGACAGCCTCCTCCTCACGGCCCCAGATCGTGGACGTAGCTGGATTGGAGCGCTTGACAACGACTCCCTCATCCCCAACCACGATCACATCTGAGACCAAGCCCTCTGTGGTTCCCTGCTGTGGCGCGTCGGTCACATCCTCGCCTACCACGAGCAAAGCCGGACGGGTGACACCACGCTTCCCTGAGACGTATGCACGGATCTCGTTGCCTAGCAGGCCGATCTCGATGTCATCACGATCGATCAGGTTGCCGATGATGTCGTCGTACTTCGCGCCGGTCTTGTACTCGAAGCTGCACAGCGTCGGCCAAGCGTTGCCGAGAGAGTCAACAGACTGGTTGAAGGTCCAGGTGAAGAATGCACCAAGAGCCCCACGGGCCTGGGCTTCCGCGAACAGATCATTGAGAATGTAACCAGGAGTCCTCGCGTCATAGATGTAGCGCTTGTTGTCCCAGATCTTGGTCTTGCCAAGCCTGTCCCAGAGGAGAGACTTGCCAGTCCAGTTTGTGGTGCCGTTGAAGACACCGGCGTTCCATCCCTTGTTGCGCAGCATCCACCGGCCGTCTTCGACCGGTACGCCATTCATGTACAAGTCAACAACCGACTTGTACCCCACCAGGCTTGCACCAGGGCTTCCATCGGTGACGTTCACCGAGATCGATCCGGGGCCATCGGCTACAAAAGACATTGAATCGATGATCGCCTCTGGCAGCGGAGACTGCGCACCAAGCAGACTCGTGATGCGCAAGTCCAACGTTGGCAGGAACTCCGGCGAGACGATCGGAGGCAGCCCGTTGTACCCGAGATGGGAGTTGTACGGGATGCCCGCAGCGTTGTAGTTGGTCGGCATCAGTAGCTCTCCACCCGCATACGACTACCGACTGCGATGGCCGGCAACGTCGCATCGCTTGTATTCTGGGCAAATCTCAGTTGAACGGTCCCGCTACCGGTACACACGAACGTTGCGGCGAGCTTCGCCACCGTCTGTCCACCGGCAACAAGACCAATACCAGTCGTCTCATCGAGCGGTGAAGCCGCGTCGGCCAGAATCGCATGCGCCGTGGATCCGGAGCTAGATGTGCTGGTAGTGCCGGTATCCGGGCCAGCCTGACCGGCATGCATGGTACCAGCCCCAGTCCAAGTCCAGCCGAACTTGATGTCAGGAGTGCTGCTCGCCGAAGTCAAGAACAACACAACGTCGATGCCGTATGTCACACCAGCCATGGCCGGGAAGGACATACCAGTCACGTTGCCGAATGCTGCGGCAGCCGGAGTACTCTGCGCGGCCGTCAGCACCACGCGGAGGTTCAAGCACTCCCAAGTGCTGTTGTCGGCTCGCCACATCCAAGTGGACTTTGGAGAACGGACGTAGACCATCAATCCATCAATGCGATCTCCGGCGATGATGGCATCACGTGCTGCAATGTCAGCCTTGACAAGAGCGTTGGCGGCGATGTCAGCCGGCAGACGGCTCCGGGACACCGTACCGCTAGTGATCTGAGAGCCTGGCAGGCCTGGGATCTGCGCCAATCCGAAGGTGCCCGAGGTGGTCTTGCTGGCCGGCAGGTTCGGCACGGCGTCAACAGGGATTGCGGCACCGCCGGACCCAGTGCCGAGGATGAGAGCGCCGGAGTGGTTCGGGAGACGAGCGGCCGCAAGCGTTCCGCTGTTGATCTTCGCGGCATCAACGTTCTCCACCAGCTTCTGTGAACCATCCAACGTCGCAACGCCAAACGCTGCATGGAACGTTGAGGAATTCAGCTTGGCGCTGATGGAAGTATCGATGGCATCCAGGCGAGCCCTGACGCTGAGCGCCGCACCCCTCGGGTTGATACCCAACTCCGTTTCGATGGCCTCCACGGCATCGTTGATGTTCGTGTGCTGAGTGGTGTGGAGGACTGACGCGGTGTCGAGGTTATCACCCGCAGTCGGGTTGCTCAAAGCGTCAATAGCGCCAGGGTAAACGGTGGCCACGTCATCTCCTACAGGTAAGCCTTCTTGGTTCGGATTCGGAACTTGGTGTTTGCACCGAAGCCCGTGCCTTCCATGCGCATCTGCGGCGCAGCCGGATCTGCGACCAGGCCGAAGAGCTTGGGAGAGTGACCTCCGGCGAACGTAGTGTTGGCATAGACGTCAGTTCCAGTGTCGGTGAAGGCGACCCCCACCCCAACCTTGCTTGACCACGTAGCGGTGTTTACGCACCATTGCTGGCCACTCGGGAGGTTGCCGTTGTACTGGACCCAGTGGCCACTCCGGTTGTCATACACCTTCGGGCTGTTCGCCGGACCATCCACCACGAGGTACATATTGACCATCGGGGCTGTGGATCCGAGTAGCTCCGTGAGAGTCTTGATGGTGCCAGAGACGTACGCCGCGCCCGAGTCATAGTTGGTGTCGGCAACGTCGAACCAGAACGCATCCGGGATGTTGAACTCAACCGTCATCTCGGCTGTGTACGGGGCCATGGCCATCATCGAGGGATCGATCACCGTCGTTACCTCACACAATGCTTGGCGCTGGACCGGCCCGATGTTCTCGATGGTCTGGCGAACATCCAACAGTCTATGGCGAACGTTGAACATCAGCAGGAGCTTGTCGAGGTTGTATCGGTACAACGCATAGTCATCGACCGGCGCCACACCGTCTTCATCTGTACCAGCAACCCACATTTTCAACACCATTCGGCCAGGGCCGAACTTCTTGTGAGCAGTCCACAACTCGCCGTGGCGAAGAGCCTCCACGTTGGCTCCCTGGACCGATGGAGACATGTCACGGCCGGTCCTGGTGCTGATGTTGTACGCAAGGGTGTCCAGGCGTACGCCATCGATCGTCACGGGCCAACGACTGGTGTTCGTCATCCCAATACTCCCAGCGTAGCAAGGCGAGTTGCCTGATCATTGAGTTCCTCGGCTGTCGTCTTCCCAACCGGGTTGTAGGCGTTGAGTTGGATGGAGACCGGCGCGCGCTGTCCCATGGATACCGGTGCTGCCACTCGCGAGGCAGCTGGCGTCAGGCTCCTGGCCGGGATGACATCGTGGATAGACTGCGCGGTGATCGTGTCCGGTATCATGCCAGTCGCGTTCGACAGGAGGTCCAGCGCTCTGTCCACGCCCTTGACCAATTCCCCATAGAACCCTTCCATGATCCACTTACCGGCTGGCTTCAGCAGCTTCTTGTCTCGGGACTCCGGCCCCTTGACCTTCGGGATCTTGTCAGTGAGTGCCTTCAGCTTGGAAGTCACAGCGTTGATGAGAGATTCGATGCCGTTGAGGAGTCCCTGAATGATGTCACGACCGGCGTTGTACAACCAGCTGGCAGCGCCGGAGAACACACCCTTGATCTGGCCGACAACGGCCCGGACCTTGGCCAGCACTGCGTCGATCTTCGCCCCAACCACAGACACCACAGCATTCCACGCTGTAGCGGTTGCAGACTTGATAGCATTCCAGGCCGTGCTGATCGCGGACTTGACCGCATTGGCCTTCGAGTTGACAGCCGAACGAATCCTGTCAAGTGGACCATTAACTGCCCCGTAGATGGCATTCCACGCGGCGACGGTCAGAGACTTGATAGCATTCCAAATCGTCGTGACAACCGACTTGATGGCATTGAATACTGTGGTCACAACCGACTTGACCAGGTTGACCTTGGCCGTTACCTCAGCAACGATGGCATTCCAGACGACAGACACGACCTTCTGGATGGCCTTCATCGCAGTGTTGATGGCGAACTGCCAGAGCGCTACGCCAAGCTGAATGATGGCAAGTACCAAATTGAAGGCAGCGGTGATGATTCCACCGAAGGTATTCCAGAAGTCTTGCCACAAATCGAGGATGGCAGTCACCACGGCGGTGATGATCGCCTTCCAGATATTCACATAAGTGGTGATGATTGTGGCAATGACCGACACCACAGTCGTGACAATGGTCACGAGCGAGTTCCAGATTGTGGCAAAGAACGTACCCACAGCCTGAAGCGCAGTAATGATGGCATTCCATACGGCTTGCAAGGCAGGGACTACGGTGCCAGTGAAGAAGTTCACCACAGCCTGGACAGCCGTCTGGATCGCGCTCCAGACTCCCAACACGATGTCGCGGAAGGTCTCCGAGTTTTTCCACAACAGTATGACAATCGCGATGACTGCGGCGATCGCAACGACGATCAAGCCAATCGGCCCGAGCGCCGCAACCCAAGTGCTGGCGAAGGCGAGGCGCAAGACCTTCAGCACCTCGATGACCTTGCCGATGGTGAGGATGATCTTGATGGCGGCTGCCACAAATAGCAGGACCGCTCCGGCGATACCGACCAGACCAAGGATGATGTTCTGGGAGCCTTGCGACAAGTTGAGGAACTTGTTTACAACGCCAGTGATGGCATCCACGATGCTGCGCAGCGCGGGCAGAAGAGCTTGGCCGATGACGATGCCAGCTGTCTCCAAGGAGCCCTTCATCTGCTCCAGGGAGCCCTTGAAGTTGTCCATGCGGGTTGCGGCCACATCCGCCGCAGACATCTTACCCATGGACGCTGCCATGTTCTCGAAGCCCTGGGCTCCCGCGTTGGAGAGGATGGCAGCAGCACGAACAGCATCCGTACCGAACAACGTTTGCAACGTCGCGGCCTTCTGAGCCGCACCCATACCCTGCAAGGCTCTTTGCAAGATACCGGCGACGTCAGCAAGAGAACCCATCTTGCCGTCAGCATCAAGGAAGATGTTCGTTCCATCCTTGGTGATGAGACCAAGTTCCTTGAAGAGTTCGGCCTGCTTCTTGGTCTGCGGCTGAAGATTCATCAACATCGTCTTCAGCGACGTACCGGCATCGGAGCCCTTGATACCGGCGTTGCCCATCAGGGCAATCGCAGCCGCAGTGTCATCGAAGGAGACACCCATCAAGTTGGCGACGGCTCCAACTTGGGTCATGCTCTGGCCGAACTCGGTAACGTCAATGGCGCTGGCGTTCGCGGCACCAGCAATCAAGTCAGCCACATGCGGCATATCCTTCGCCGCAAGGTTGAACTGGTTCATCGCATTCGCAGCGATGGTGGCGGCCTGTGGCAATGCGATCTCGCCTGCTGCGGCGAGGGCAACGGTGGCGTCGGCCGCGCCATTCATGACGTCTGGTACGGAGACGCCAGCCTTGACCAATTCCTCAATGGCTATTGCGGCTTCGCTGGCACTGAACTTCGTGTCCTTGCCAAGCTGAAGAGCCTTCTTCGTCAGCTGTTCCATCTCGGCACCCGAAGCGCCGGATACGGCTTGCACAGCCGACATACGCTGCTCGAAGTTCGCAGCAGCACCCACGGCTACAGCGAAGCCGGCAGCAATTGCTAGGCCAGCCTTCCCTGCGGCACTGCCGATGTCGTTGACAGCACCCCTACCAGACTGTGTTTTCTTGGTCAGGCCGTCGATGTCCTTTTGAGCGGCATCGACACCACGACCGTTGTAGCTGGTAGTGATGACACCTTCGGCAGTGCCCAGGTTATATGACATTACAGCATGTCTCCTTGGACTGTGACCTCAGCGGAGTCTTCGTCAGGCTTGCGGTTCCGGGTGGCTGCCAGAGGCGAACGGAAGCGTTGCGGCAGGTCCAGCCACTTCTCCATCATCCTCTGCCTCTTCCTGTTGACGTCTTTGGTGTTCCTGCCCGTTACAGACTCAAGCTCCGACTCCAGCGTTGTTCCGAACAGCGCCACTGCATTGTCCAGGCAGTATGCCGTCCAGGGGTCACTTACTCCGAGAAGCTCGCTTGGTCTTGTGTTGTACTGCTTTGCCGTTTGATACACCTGCCACAGCGTCGCGTTGTTCTTGACGAAACCGCTCCACATCAGCAGTTCCTCCGACAGAGAACTGGAAGATGAAGTTTTTGTCCTCCACACTTACCTCGTCCGCGTACAAGGTCTCCTCGTCACGAGCGCCCTCCATGTAAACATGGTAATTCTGGGCGTTGGTGTCGGTGTGTCGCTTGTCGTCGGTCTCCACATACTCGCCGCACTCGTGGTCGTCCAACATGACGCCACAACGAGGTGGCATTTCAACGGGAGGCTCCATCACGACGTAGCAGATCACCTCATCCATCATCTGGAGCGCATCGACCAACTTCTTGGGGTCATCGGCGATCTGCTTGACAGCATCCGGCGGCAGGCCCTTCTTGCTCTTGATGGCCTTTTGCACCATAGCCGACAGGGTATCCGGGATCAGCCCAGATGTGAGGAATGCCTCCGGCTGGAGGCGACGTACAAGGGCAGTGTTACCACTCGGCAACTCCAGATCCAAGTGGCCGGTCTGGCCCTTCTTCTTCCATTCACGTGCGGTGGTTGCCATGCTGGTCTCCTTGGACTCCGATGGTCGATGATCAGAATGCGATCGGGGTGGCGGTCTCGTTGAGGATGAAGTCATACAGGGTGTCGATCTCACCAGTCAGCGTGGACGGCAGCGCCGAACCGCTGGCGGAGGTGAGCCAGAACGTGCCGTCAGCCATCTCGCCGGAGAGCGAGTCACTCGCACGAGCCTTGTACAGGATGCCGTGGAAGTCTCCGCCGTCATCGTTGATGCTCCGGCCCTCGCTCTTGAAGTACGGGCGCTGGTCGGTCACCTTCTTTTTGAACGTGGTGACGGTGTTCGGGCTGACGCCGGTCGTGGTGAGAGTCCCACCAGCCATGGTCTTGTAGGAGGGCAGCGACAGTCCGCCGTTCTCCAACTCCCAGTCCACCGATGCACCCTTGCCTCGGATGGCAACGACCTTGTCGTCACCACGAAGCTCCTCGAAGTCTTCGGCTTCCTCGAAGCTCATCGTGCGAGCCACGGGGAACTTGCGAGCCGCTCCGAGCGTGGTAGCCGCAGGCGTGGTGTACGGCGTCAAGCCGACCTCACGAAGTCCATACGGCAGTGCCTCTTCGGCCATTAGGCCACCCTCCTGTTCTTCTTGTTCGTCTTGGGCGTGTCCTTGTACTTCTTGGTGCCGAGAAGCTGACCGTTGATGACATCAAACTGATGGAGGACAACAACACCCGGCTTCTTCCCGCAAAGCGCGCTGCTGCACATGACCTCCAGAATCCCATCAGAGATGAGGATTCCGTGCATCTTGTGCTCGCAACGCAACTCCACAGCCCTACTCCTTCTTGACGTCGATCTGGCCGTCAGGCATCTCCACCGTGTTGCCTGTGTCCTCGATCACCGTGGGGTCGTCACCATCCACGTCGGTCTCGTTGGTGCCGGCAGAGCCGTCATCCTTGAGAGGCTCGATGGTGAAGGTGCCTTCCGCCCGGAGGATCGACTCCAGTTCGTCCGACATGGGCACCGTCCGTGACCACAAGTTCTCCGGTCCAAAGACCAGATCCTTGTCGATCCCCTTGACGCCCAGCGCTTCAAGCTGGTCCAGTGGAAGGATGCGACGATCGGATGCACCCTTGTACCTGACCTTTGCTTCGGCCATTATTTGGACTCCTTCCTTTGGTTGTAATCCTACGGAATGGGCTTGTAGGTGGTCAGGAAGTCCACATATGACACCGTCGTACCGAAGTGGTCGTCATACCCGTCTGCGAAGGTGCCCTCCCAGACAGTCTCGATGACACGAACTCCTTCACCCAAGCCGACCAACAGGGTTGGCACTTCCTCCTTGAGTGCCACAATGGCGGCGTCAATCCTCTCCATGGTTCCGGACTCGTCATGCACCCAGGCATTCCAGCGCTGCTGCGAGACCGGATAGCGTGGCACCAGGCCCGGGGCATCCGGCTGAAAGCGGATGACGATGAATGGCCGAACAGCAGAAATACCTGGCAATGCCTGACCAATGGCGCCGGAGGAGTACACCTGCTCGTCCGCAATTCCAGTGTCAGCAGCCGTCACAGCCTGGTATGCACGCTTGCGAAGACTCATCCCGGACTCCCCTCGTCAAACACAGCCTTTGCAAGCAAGGCGAAGAACCGAGGTCCCCACTTCGCCAGCGAGGGAGTGATGATGGCGTACTTGCCCGACCAGCGAAGCTCCAGCCAGATCCCATACGGGACTGAGTGATACAACACAATGGCCACTTCGTTGGTGCTGACTTGAACCACAGAGAACAAGCCGTTGCGAGCGTTGCCGGTCTGGTCCTCCCACGGCGCGTTGGCTCGCATGTCTGACTGGATCTGCGGCGCAACATACTTCGCCGTGGCCACCATGCGAGCCTTCGTGCGGAGCCCAAGCGTCTGGATGTTGCCAGACAGATTTCCAGACCACTGAATGTTGGGCCCCTCGTTAGCCACGGTACTTCACCTCAGCCCACGTCTCATAGCGCCGGTCGTCACGTACATAGACAACCTCGTGCTTGGCGCCATCCTTCATGTACCAGTCGCCGCTCTTGACATCCACGTCATACTCGCCAAGCAACACGAAGTCCGGCTGGACCTCCTCGCCGTCAATCGTCCGGCGGAACACAGTTGTGTTGGTAGGCTGGGTGATCTGGCGGAAGGTCTGCGCAGGGAGCGGCACCAGGGTCGCCTTGACTCCACCAGCACCGTCCGACACCATGTCAGAGCGAGTGAGCACGATCTCCTGAGGGAAGACGGCAATGAACTGTTCCGTCTGCCTCCGCATTACCTCATTCTCCGTGGGCATTCGTCACCGCCGAACGATCCGGCGAGTAGTGGAGGGGAGTATGACCTCG